GTAGAAACATTACTGGTACTGGAACATCTTTAACTGGCAACTACGCTAACAGCGGTGAAATAATTGTTGAATATTCACCAAGATCCTTCTATACTTTACGACTAAATAAAGTATCGAACACTACTTTTGCAAACACAACTATCGCTTGGTCTAATACTAGCATTTCTTCTGCTAACATATATTATACTAGCACAAGTAGTAGTGCAAACATTTATTATCAGATAAGCTAATGGCATCTTACAGATACGCAACTAAAGAATTATCTATCACGAATGCAAAGGCATTCGTGCGTAATGCTACAATGGTAGCAGGCACTGCCTCAGATGAAGACGGCAGAAATACAAAAAACTCTATCATACTCTATGTTGGAGTAGGTAGAACGGAAGAATGGCCTTCTGAACCAAATCCGTCTATACCTGAAGATAACGATCAATATCTCAGATATCAAACACACCGCAATATGTTTGGTGCGAAAAAAGTTAGACCATCAGACATGAGTCATGTTACAGATCGACACGACTGGACTTCAGGAACTGTGTACTCAATGTATCGTGACACTGATAAAGATATGTATGAAAGAAAGTGGTATGTTCTAACTGAAGATAATAACGTGTATGTTTGTTTATATAACAACAAAGGTGTTGTTTCTACGATTAAACCAACTGGGTTTTCTACCGTAGCATTTTCTACTTCTGATGGATATCGATGGAAATATATGTATACCATCGATCTAGGTGATGCAAATAAATTCCTAACAACTTCATACATGCCTGTCAAGACTCTTTCTAGTAGTGATGGATCTACAGAGGAAGATCGTCAACTCGCAGTTCAAAACGCTGCAGTAAATGGATCGATTGAGGTTGTTGAAACTGTAAATGTTGGTTCAGGATATCCTTATGTTGCGAACGGTGCAGTGACTGCTGGTGGTAAATTTACACTAAGACTTTCTAGTGGTACTGCAACAGGTGCTTCTGCTATCGATAACTTTTACAATGGTTCATCAATTTATATTTCTGACGGAACTGGAGCAGGTCAGATACGCAGAATTATTGATTACGATGGATCTTCAAGAACACTAACTGTTAATACTGCCTTCTCAACTGTTTGCAATACTGACTCTCGTGTAGTTGTTTCTCCGACACTTACTATTATTGGTGACGGAGCAGGCGCAAAGGGATACTGTACTGTTAATACACAAATCAATTCAGTTGAAGCAATAACAATGGTTAACAGAGGAAGTAAATATACTACTGCCATCGGATTAATCAGTTCTAACGCAGTACATGGTTCAGGCGCAACTGCTAATGTTATTATCTCTACTATTGGTGGACACGGAAGTGATCCAATTAGAGAACTGGCAGCAGACAAAATTATGTTGAATGTTCAGTTAGACAACAACATGGGAACTTCTGTAACAGGCGCAGGATATACTCCTTCAAATACAGAGTTTAGAATTATCAGCATCATGAAAGATCCTATGCTGAAAGTTAATTCTAATAATGTTGTTATTGCAACAGAAGTTATAGCAAACACTTCTAACTCACCGTTGTACTTGAGAACTTCTACTAAAATGAAATTCTCATATGATCAAATGGATGGTAGCACACCAATTAATCCATTAGCGGTTAATAATGTGTTAACAAACAAACGTGTTCTCAACAGAGCAAAAAATGGAACATTAGAATTTGTAACTGAACTTGGATCAGTTGAGAGAGAAAATAACGCTCTTGTAAATGCACTTAGAGCAGCGAATGCAACCATAACATATATTCGTGATGCTGAGGATGAATCTGATAATTCGATCTATTCAGTGTATATAAATAATGTTGAAAGTTATGCAAACTATCCCGCTTTTCAAGATAATGATACAATTTTGAAGAGCACAAGTGAAACAGAAATAGGTACAGTTCTTGATGTTCAAGGGCCAGAAGCAAACACTTATTCTGGTGAAATACTTTATGTGGAAAATATTCAACCAACACTTAGAGACCCAGATCAAATTGAAGATATTAAAATCATTTTAGATTTTTAAAGGTATAGCAAATGTCAGATATTGAAACCAATCTTAATCAAAGTCCATATTACGACGATTTCGATGAGGATAAAAACTTCCATCGAGTATTGTTCCGTCCAGGATATGCTGTTCAGGCACGCGAACTTACTCAACTTCAAACAATGCTACAAAAGCAAATTGGAAGATTGGGAAATGAGATTTTTTTAGATGGGGCGATTGTAAAGAACGCATCTTTAGGAGTTAAGAGAGTTGATTACGTTAAGTTAAGAGACAAAGATGCAAATAATCGTGTTATTTTAGTTGGAGACTTCTTTTCTGGCGGAAAAATTGCTAATGCAATTGTAACTGGGACAACAACAGGTGTTACTGCACAACTGGTAGATGCTACAACTGGTTCTGAGGATAATGCTCCAGATTACATGACAATTCATGTGAACTATACAAACTCTGGATCTAACAACACCATAAAGGGATTTTCAAATAATGAAACCCTTATAGTTCGTAGTGCTTCCAGCAACTCATTTATAGTTGCAGCAAATACTATAACAACTGGAGCAACAGGACTTGGAATGAAGGTCAACATACGTGATGGCCTTGTATACCATAAAGAAAATGTAATCAAATTAGAACCACAAAGTCTAATTTTAAGCAAATATAGTGTGACACCAAATGCATATATTGGACTCACTACAACAGAAACTATCGTAGATTCTAATGACGACCAATCACTATTAGACAATGCTTCTGGATCATCTAATTATACTGCTCCTGGTGCAAATAGACTAAAAATAACACCAACATTAACTATTAAACCATTTGGATTTGCTAACACTGCATCGTTTTTCCGCCTTGCTGAAGTTGTTAATGGTATAATTAAATTGAAACCATTAGACAGACAACTGTCAACGGTTGGTAAATTTGTTGCTGAAAGAGTATATGATGCAAGTGGTAACTTTGCAGTTACTCCATTTAACATTCGAGTTCGTGAACATTTAAATAAAACCAATTCTTTGGGAAGACTAAGTGTTGCACAAGGCGGAAATGGAAATAAATTAATTGCTGAGGTTGAACCAGCAATTGCTTATGTCAATGGAGAAAGAATTAAATTAAATGTAACTGAGATTTTAGAATTAGACAAAGCAACTGATGTCGACACTGAGGACGCTGTTGTTGTTGGACAGCAATATGGTCATTATATAAACGCAAAAGAAGTCGTTGGTACTTGGGACTTTCAAGGTCTACGAACAGTTTCTTTGCGTGATACTAGACAGCATGGTATTTCTGGTGAGAACTTAGGTGCTCAAGCAGTAAGTGGTGTAGAAATTGGTACTGCACGTGTTCGTGGTGTTGAGTGGGACTCAGGCACAGCAGGGACATATAATGCTCAGTATAGGATCTATTTGTTCGATATTTCTATGAACAGTGGAAAATCTTTTGCTGACGTTCGTGGTCTTTATGTCAACAATGTTTCTGGACCAAAGTCCATGGCAGATATTGTTTTAGAGACAAATGGAACTGCCAAGATACAAGAACCGGGTCTTAACTCTCTTGTTTTCCCAACAGGTTTAAAGGCAATCAAGCAATACACAGATTCAACTGGAACTAATGATACACAGTTTGTTTATCGTACAGAAAAGACTGTTAACTTTGCAACGAATGGTACTGCTACTGTAACTGCTAACACTGCGCACGCTGGTGGCGCGGAATCTATGAACGAAACTGGTTCTCCACTAACAAATACAGAGGAAAGAAATCTTATTGTAGTTGCTCGTGAGACTGTTTCTACTCAACCACATACTGGTACAGTGACGCAGTCAGGTAACACAGTTACTGGTGTTGGCACATCATTTACTACACAGTATCAAGTTGGCGATTTTATTAAGATTGGTTCCAACAACCCAATGCGCATTACTAGTATTACAAACGGCACAACAATTAAAACTGCTAATACACAAACTGTTGCTGGTGCTTCTGCGCACTCTACAACATTCCCAATAGGTTACATCTTTGATCTATCAGGAAATGGTCAGATTACATCAACATCAAGTTCACATACGATTAACTTGCAGCAGGCAAATCTTGCTTCAACTTTCTCTGCTTCTGTTTACTTTAATCGTTTGCGTAGTTCTGCTGTTCCTGCATCTAAGACAGTTAATAAAGATAAATTTGTTCATATTAATACTGGTTCTCACAGCGCAAGTAAAGATGGCCCTTGGCCACTCGGTGTATCAGATGCATTTAAGATTGTTGCAGTATATCAGGGATCAAACACTGGAGTAACTTCTGCTGACACTGATGTAACAACTAACTTTGAACTTGATACTGGTATGAAGGATGGATTCTACGATACTTCATATCTAAAGAAAAAGGCAACCAGTACATTAAATATCACAAATGCTGGATTGCTTGTTAAGTTTAACTACTTTGGTCGTGATCGTTCTGCTGGTATCGGTTTCTTAAATGTAGATTCCTATCCAATTGATGATGTCAATACGGCAAATACAACTGCTATTACTACTCAAGAAATACCACTATTTACTTCACCTACAAGTGGAATTACAAGAGATTTAAGAGATAGCGTTGATTTTAGACCTATTAAGAGCTCAACGGTAACGCCATCTGCTAATGCAGTTGCAACACAAACACCAAGCATTACTAATCCAACCGCTTCAACTGTATATAACATTGACAGCGATGGATCACACATGCCAACACCAAATGAAAACTTCCAAGCAGATATTCAATATTACTTGCCAAGAAGAGATAGAATTATACTTAATCAAACTGGAAGTGTGTCAATTGTTAGAGGTGTCCCAGATTTATCTCCACAAACTCCTGCAACACCTGTTCCGTCAATGTCACTTGGAACATTACAGATACCTCCATACCCATCACTTGCTCCGTATTATGCTGAGCAATTCGGAAGAACAGATTATCAAGTTACATTAACTTTAGATAATAATAGAAGATACACAATGGC